TCCCCAATAGACTTGAGGGTTTCCTCCATTGTTGGAAGTAAGGGTAGCTTTCCACTGGCCCCGTTCCTTTTCCAGGGTAACCATCCCGCCTTCTACTTCCAATACTTCTGGTTCTTCTGGTTCCTGTTCTGCGGGTGGAGTGACAGGAGGAGCGGGTTCCAGTTCCGCCTCTGGTTTTTCAACTACGATTTCGGGATCAAGACTTTCGTGGGACTCCAAGACGGGGTCTCCGTCGGTCGGTACATCAGGATCACGAAGATCACCGGGGTCGGACCTAAAATCTACAGTTCCAGCAAAAGGGTCGGGTGTTCCATCAGAGTTCACAAGCCACGGATCTACTACAGGAATTGCCATTTATTCATTCTCCTAGGGATAATCCATCCCTGCGGGTTTATGCTGCGTGATTAACTGATATATGGCGCGATTTTGGTTGTTACCGCGTAGATACCTAGTATACTGGGAATCCAGAAAATGGACTAACTGGCCGTATCCATTGCCTTCCGAACGTCAAATCTGTCCTTGGACTCTATTAAATAGTGTTGCAGGTCCTCAGAAGGATTCTCGGAAACTTCTATGGCATTGGAAATGTCCTGCTTGAAATATGTTTCAAATTTATCCAAAGCAAACAAGGCCGCATGACTGGGAACTACACTAGGATCTCCGACAGGAATCGCCCTCATCTGTCGATCAATATCCTCTACATATGAGTGAATTGTTTCCAGAACTGTCTCCCAACCTGGGGTATTTATAGTAGTCCGAAGCATCCTTCCACGTTCATAGAGGTTAAGTTCCGGCTCAATCTGATCGTAGTCTATCATTACTCTCCCCTAAAATAAGCATCAAGATCAAACTCTTGCTTGACAGGAGGGAGTTTTGGTGGGGGAACACGAGCGGCTTTTCCACTTAGAGCGTTTACGCCATTCATAAGTTTACGGAGGTCTTCGTCGGACATGTTGTCAAAGTCTGTAGTTGGGATTCCTCCCATGTTGTCTTTGCCTTGAACATAGAAATTAGGCTGTCTGGGTACTAGGGACATTCGCGGACTCCTTTTCCTTCTTGCGTTTTTCTCGGACGTATTCCATGACTTTTCGGATTTCGAAATCAGATTTCTTGTCTAGTTCTTCGGGAGAAAGCTGGAGAAATTCTTCAAAGTAATTGGCACCCCAAGTCTGTACTTGTTCAAGATCAATTCCTTTTTCCTTAAAATTTGTAAATTGCTTTTTAATCTCTTCGTCTACATTCTCGTCCGGTCCTATGGGTTCTTGTTTTCCTGCTTTAGATATTCGGCAGAAACTTGGTTTACTTCTCCAGTAAGTGTAATCAAGGTCCTCTGGTCTGAACTGTCGGTTGCATAGTAAGCAGACACCAACGATAGTTCCGCCCGCAGAACTATTTAGCTGATGCCAAGCAATACTTGTTTTACCCAAAATATCTCGGCATACGGAAAGTATACTACTTCCCGCAATGTGAGGACATTCAATTTCTGCCGTTTTTATGGCTATAGATGTCCTCAGAGCTAACTCTTTTCCTCGTAGAAGAAATAACTTTTCCTCAAGTTCTTCATTTTTCTTCTGTGTATCTAGTATTTCTTTTTCGATTTCTAGCATCACGTTCTCCTAATGAAAATCCTTCATTGCGGATGGTTGTGTCCATTTAATGGACGGTTAACTTAGACTACCAAAACCAGTTGTGGCGCTTGGCGTACCTGTCAGCTCCTCGGGTTCCACTGATCTTTTGAATCCTTCTCGAAGTACATCTCTTGCGGCGCGGGCTATATTTTCGGAGTCGGCTAATTGCTGTTGTTGTTCAAACTTCTGTTGCTGTAACTGAGACTGGACCTGCGCTTTTTGTTGAAGCGCTCCTCCCTGACTTTGCTCTTGTTGTCTTTGCAAATCTTGGGGGGTCATGTCAACAATCACATCGTTCATATTTTTGAACTCAGACATCTCGAACCACATACGGCAGATTTCGTTTACATCTACTTTTTTACCCTCTACAGACAATTGTTGGATAACTGCTGGGTTAGCGAGAAACTGCGACAGCATGGGCAAAGACTGCGACATGTTCCGGCGGGTCTGCATCTTACTGCCAGCAAGAATTGAGAATTTGACTTTGGCATTTAAGATGTCGATCAAATCCCCGCCCGATGTAACATACTCGTGTTTCAATTCCTCAGACATGATATAATCAAGCTGGGAATATGGAAGCATGGATCGGTTCATTTCCTGCATGTCATACAGGAAGGGAACAATAACTTGTGCCGCCAGTTTGTCCACAGCGTCTGAAATTACGTTGGAGGCACTTTGCAAAAGTCCAGAAGCACCGGCAGAACTACGAGCCATATTGGAATGACCACTTGCTCCAGCAATTCCAGAGCCAGTCATTGAGCTATTTCCAGATACAGAGTCCACCCGACTTTGGGATAGGGATAATATCTGATTAGCTTCTACAACTGGGTCACCAAATTTCAGAACCTCAAGGTCGCCTTTTTGATCGACCTCGATCATCTTATTTGGTCCAATTCGAATGCTTTGGGTAGGGATCGACTTGCCGCGAACTCTGACAAACGGAGCATTTAGCTTCAGGTTTGCCATGTTCAGCATCAGGTTAGTTGTACCTGTCTGCAAACGCTGCTCGGTTCCAATCGTGCGCCCAAGCCCCATCGACCAGAATGCTCCGGGAACATCCCACCATCCAATAGACAGGAAGGGGATCTTTCCGTAGATATTCATACCGTTATAAATTACGGCTTTTTTCTGGAGAACGACGATGTAGGTTTTGTTGTCCCAACGCTCCAAGACTTCCAATGGTTTTTGGAATGGATCAGCGGTTGTGGTATCCCACCGAGGTTCAGCGCGAGCATCCCACAGCGGATTTCTTCCGCCTTCTTCGCCGACGTTAGCCTCTACGGGCTCTTGCGGGGGGAAGAATAATTCAAGAAGTTTCTCACGAGAAGGGATGTCATACCCCTCACGATCACGGAGTTTATCGAGATCGTCCCACGTCATATACCGGCGGCGGATGACATATTTAGCTTTACGGATATCTGGAACACTGAGTCCCGGATCAACCAAAACTTCACGGAGATTTACGATGTGCTCAAAGGTGGGTCTGTCAACAACCTCTTCTACTACCTCTTCTTCGAGTTCGTCGTCGCTGATACGGGTATCAGGTGCTCCCGGGATTTGGGATTTGATCGTAACTACTGGATTTTTCCGACGGACAATCTTTCTTTCTCGGGTAAACTTCTCCCACCCTTCTTGGAAAATTGATGTTCCAAAAAGCAGAAAGTTCATACACCCGAGACGAATTTCTTCCCGGAAATTGATGTCCTCAAGTTGATACCCCAGCAACGCCCCAACTGCTCTTGCGCATTGGCTGGTTGTGCCGCTCCTCTCTTGGATCATAAACGGAGGATTTTCATAGAACAACCCAGCTAAAATTTGCGGATTGATTCCGTTAATAGCAGTAGCAACCGTAAAAAAATTCACGGACGCCGCCTCTATCTGAGTTCCGGGCCAGTAATTCGGAGAATAAATCGAGTTATAGAGGTCTCTTGAACTATTCCATGCGGTAATCCACTCGCGCCTGTGCTCTTCGGATTCCGCTCTCTCCGCATCTTGAATTGTAAGCGCAAGCGCAGCGGGATCTCCGAAAGTACCAGTATTTAGAAATACTTGTGCTTCTTTTAACGTTATTTCTTCGTGCGGATTTCGAGTTGGTTCTGGGAGGGTCGGCAAGGGAGACCTTTCGTTCTATATTCTTAAATATGGAATAGTTGGGAGTTGTAGTTAGTAGTCTTGAGAAGCGTTGGGAATCGTCTGGCCAGTTTCAAAATCTACAGACCAATCACACTTGATATTTGACTGACCTGCGCCTTCACCCTTGTTCTTCTCGGGGGTAATGCCATCAAATTTACCCCAGACAGAAGGGGTATTTTCCCCATCGTCGTTAATGTGCCGAGGGCCTTCTTGATTCTGGGTCAAGGTAATCAGTTTTCATTCACCTTCAGC